AACACCAGCAAACAGATAAAAAAGGGCCAGCCAATTGGCCAGCCCTTCTTAACAGGATGTCGCTTAAGCGAAATCTTAGTTAAGACGCTCCTATTAACACCCCACAGCGAACAAACACTTACCATATAAAACAACTAGTTAAAGTAATTTTTAATGCAGTGAATTGCAGTGTTATGCAACCTCTGCCGCCACATTGTCGCCAACATACAGCGATAACGGATTGAGGGTTACAGCTTGTTCAAGGTGGTCAGGAGCAAAGTGCGCATACTTCATTGTTTCTCGAATATTGGCATGTCCGAGAATTTTCTGCAGCACCAGTATATTCCCTCCGTTCATCATAAAATGCGCACCAAAAGTATGACGCAAAACGTGCGTCTTCTGCCCTTCCGTCAATTCAATATTCGTTAGTTTGAGCATCTTTTTAAACTCCTGATAGCAGGGTTTAAACATTCTGCCTTGACGTACGGACAACTCGTCGTACAGCCATTTAGGAATAGGAACTGTGCGATTCTTCTTACCTTTGGTTTTGGTGAACGTTAGTTTATATGGAGAAAGTTGAGGTCGGGTCAATCTCTCCGCTTCCCCCCATCGAGCGCCGGTTGCAAGGCACACCTTAACAATCATGGTGAGGTCTTCTTTGCCGTATTGCTCGCAGGCTCGAAACAGCTCCGGGAGCTGAGACAAAGTTAGCCAGGACATTTCTTTCTCAGCTTCTTTGAATACTCGGATCCCATCAAGTGGATTGGGTAGGCTCCACTCCCCTAACCGGCGGAGCTCATTAAACACTGCTTCTAGGTATTGTTGTTCGCGATTGACGGTTATAGGTTTGGCGATCCATTTCGAGGGGTCTTTATGATAACCATTGTCTATTTCACCACGTAATCGACGGTCACGATAATGAGCCCAGTCTTTCGCGGTAAGGCGAGATGCAATCGGGTCGCCAAGTCCATTACATACGATTTGAAGCTTTGCAAACCTCGACTTACTGGCGACTAACGCTTGACCGTGCAAATTGTGCCAAAGCTGAATAATCTCGCTTAAGCGTCGGCGGTCTTCTTTCTTGCCGAGCCACGGCTTATCTTCACTCTCGCTTTTGGTAAATGCTTCAAATGCCTCGGCCTCACCTTTGGTATTGAACTGCCGACGTATACGCCGCCCTTCTCGACCATTTGGATAGAGTTCACACAACCATTTTCCACTTTTTTGTTTACTTACAGTCATTGCGATACCGAGGCTAAAAGAAAATTAATTACAAAGGGCTGTAGCGGCATCAATCACCGGTGAAATTGAAATTTTAACGCCGTCATACTCAGGGTCATCCTTCCATACGTCATCTAAGTTAGACCCCTCCAGCTTTCCTGATTTAACAGCATCTACCGCCATGCCATTCAGAGGATATCTATCATCAGTTTTGATGTCATACACAAAAGCATAAGCACGGTTAACACATGATACCTTTGCCTTTTCAAAGGTTAGAGGCCACTTGTCACCATATGCAGCGCCGTCTATCTCTTTAAACTTCTCAGCGGCTATGGCTGAGGAAGAAAGTGCAATGCAGACTATCGCAAATATAAACTTTTTCATTACTGCTCCTTAAACATGCTTTTCCAAAGTAAAAATAACCGCACCTGATGGTGTGATATCTGAAATATTACATTCAAACTCAGCAGACTTATTTGATAACCTGACCTTTCCGCCTGGCAACCTGATTACGTCAAAAACATCGAGTGCGCCATCAATACCAATAAGCCAGCGACCATTTCCTATCTTCGAGTTAGAACTATCAACAAGCCAAGATGTGCTCACACCATCAATAAACACTAAATCATCAGTATTTGATGGAACCATAGATATATCAGGAGTCCAGCGTCCGATATCTTTGAGTTCGCCAGCCTCGAGGCGGCACTTTCTAATCGTTAAAGCATTTGCCGGTTCACCATCATTACTGTTACGCATCTGGCCTTTTCCGGTTGATAACCATTCTAACGATACGCCAGTATCAAGGGCGCAAGTGACAACCACGTCACCGGGGAAAAAATCGCGTCTAACCCAAGTGCTTATAGTGCCGGAAGATATACCTAATAAATCTCCAAGCTCTTTTTGCAGAGTAAAACCATACGCATCGAGAATCCGACGCAGAACCGCCCTCCCTCCATTTGCCATGATTTCATCATAGAGTTGCTTACCTTTAAGCTTAGTTTTCACCACTTCAAATCTTGCATTTGCAAGCTCACCATTAATTAGCCATCGCAGGTCAGCTCCAGTATCAAGAGCACACTCAACGAAAACGTTGCTAGGGATTACGTTTCTAGCAAGCCAGCTACTCACGTTGTTTGCATGTATGCCAAGCCTTTCGGCTAGTTCCTTTTGCTGCTTAAAGCCGTATGCAGAAAGGACACGTTCCAATGCGGCAGACGCATTAACATCATTTTTAGACATATGACACCAACAAGAATTTTGTTTACAACCAAAATTTAGCGATCTATATTGGTGCTCACCGACCAAGATGCACACCACTGCACTACATTTCAAACAACAGGAGATAATGCGATATGTCAGATGCAAAATCAATCTCGACGCACGACTCGCAAAACTCACAAAATCAAACTGTGCTGCTAGATCCAACACAGTTTGATGCCATCGTTACCGCCATGCTGCCAGCTCTACAGACAATGATTCGCTCCGCTATGTCAGACACGATGACTGTGAAAGACTTCGCCGCTACTCGCGGTGTTAGCGAGCGTCTGGTCTGGCAATGGCTCGATGAGGGAGTCCTTCTCAAAGCTCCGACCAAAGACTTTTCCAACAAAGAGGAAGCTGCTAAACGAAGCCGAACCCTCGTAAATGTAAAAGCATGGCGCGATAAGCTGACTCAACAAGCGATTGATTGTCGCTACATCGACCAGCGCACCGCTCTTAACTGAATTTGATTATGCAAGTTAGAGGGAATTTAACCATGTTTGATTTTCAGGTTTCCAAACATCCCCACTATGACGAAGCATGCCGCATTTTCGCACAGCGTCACAACATGGCGAAGCTGGCCGAGCGTGCAGGTATGAACGTTCAAACGTTACGTAACAAGCTCAACCCGGAACAGCCTCACCAGTTCACGCCGCATGAATTGTGGCTGCTGACTGACCTGACCGAAGACTCAACCCTCATTGATGGTTTTTTAGCGCAGATTCACTGCCTACCATGCGTGCCGGTTAATGAGTTGGCTAAAGACAAATTGCAGTCTTATGTCATGCGCGCAATGCGTGAACTCGGCGAACTGGCGAGCGGCGCGGTATCTGATGAACGTCTGACCACTGCCCGTAAGCACAACATGATTGAAAGCGTTAACTCCGGCATTCGCATGTTGTCATTGTCGGCTCTGGCGCTGCATGCACGTCTGCAGACTAATCCAGCTATGTCGAGCGTGATCGATACCATGAGCGGTATTGGCGCATCGTTTGGTCTGATTTGAGGTGCGTATGCTGAAAAGTGAACCGTCATTCGCATCTCTGCTCGTTAAGCAAAGCCCCGGCATGCACTACGGCCACGGCTGGATCGCAGGTAAGGACGGCAAGCGCTGGCACCCGAGCCACTCGCAGGCTGATTTACTGGCTGGCCTCTCTACTCAAAAGCGGGGGGGATCATGGCTATCGAAGCTGTTTCCGCGACTGTTCCGCTAAAAGCGGGTGAACGTCTGGCCGGTCTCAATCATGTTGCCGAATTGCGCGCGAGATATTGGGGCGATAGCTGGAAAGAGGTTGAACGTTTTGTCGATGATATGCGCGATAAACTTGACCCACAATTTGAAGAAAATAATCGGGCGCTGGCCGCTATTTTCTTTCTGGCAAAAATACCGGCGGCTCGTCATGAACTCGAATTAAGTGAGCTGACTACTGACGAGAAAAAGGCGCTTATTACAGCGATGAATCATTTTCGTGCAGTAGTGAGCTTATTTCCCAAACGGCTAACCATGCCGAATTAATCCAAACAGAAATTTAATGGCGTAAACCCGCCGGGCATCTTATTGCCCGAAAGCAGGAGAGTTAATTATGCGTAATACCGAAATCCGTAGTTTTAACACTGATAGCGATGCGCTGGCCGTATTGCTGACCGATGCAAAAAAAGAAGAGCGTAAAGACCGCGCGCTCGCTGTTTCCATCCGCCTTGAGGCGCTGGCTATCCATATTACCAGAGAGGGTATGAGCGGCACCGAAGCTGCCGAACTGCTGCGCCGTGAAGCAACCCGCTTTGAGAATGAATCACAGGAGCTGCACTAATGGCCGACGCAATGGATTTAGCACAACTGCGCGAGCAGGAAGACCGCGAACGCCACATCAGCAACGCACGCACCCGTATCGCTGCACCTTCCCGTTTTCTTTGCGAGGAATGTGACACACCAATCCCGGAAGCTCGCCGCATTGCGATTCCGGGCGTGGCTTTTTGCGTAACCTGCCAGCAAATAGCAGAGCTAAAAAACAAACACTATCGGGGGGTATAAATTGGCTGTTCAATTCGCTTATCCGTGGAACGTCCCACGGTCGGCAATCTCCAGCCCATACCTTACTTATGAGCAACAGCATCGTCGCGACCGTATGTTCGCGGCTTTGCTGCATGCAAAAAAGGTGCTTTCTCTCCAGCCCGACTGCGTACGGTTAGATGTTTATCGCACTGCTGCGGTGCTGGAGCAAAATCAGGGTAGTCAACGAGCCAATGCATTTTTAATCAGCTTCTGCAAAAAGGCATTGCCGCGTCTTGAACTGGTCGCAAAAAAATACGAATGCGCTGGTATCAACAGCAAGGTATCAACCGCTGTTTTTGGAAGTCATTTTGATACTCAGCAAATGCAATATCTGTCGTCACGCATGGTTAATATGGTCGCCCAATATAACCGTCTCCCGGACATGTCGCGCGCTGATGTTGACCTGTTGGCCGCTGATATTGCTAATTTCATTCGTGGTGAACTTGCCAACATTAATGACCACGGATTCGGCGAGCTTAAAACGCTGTACACCTGGTATATTCGTGCTGGCTTTATTTCCCTCCAATTCAACGTTATCCCACCACATTGGGAGCGGGTTGAAAAAAAATATGTCGGTGCGGATGAAATCGCACCGGCTATCGCCAAAATGTTTAACGATGGGTGGTGGCGCGGTCGTTTGCGCCGTGTTGCAGCTACGTGGCGCGAACACCTGCAAATTGCAGTCGGCAACGTCAGTAAGAAAAAAAACACTTACGCGAGTAAAAACTGCGTGACTGACTGGCGTGAACAAAAGCGCCGCACTCGTGAATTTCTCAAAGGTCTGGATCTCGAAGACGAAGACGGCAACCGTATCAGCCTAATTGAAAAATATGATGGCTCAGTTGCTAACCCTGCGATTCGCCGCTGTGAGCTCATGACCCGCATTCGTGGGTTTGAAAACATCTGTAATGAGCTCGGTTATGTCGGTGAGTTTTACACTCTAACCGCGCCGTCAAAATATCACGCCACGACTAAAGCCGGTTACCGTAACAGCAAATGGAGCGGTGCCAGCCCGGCTGACACGCAAAACTATCTAACCGGTATCTGGGCGCGTATCCGTGCCAAACTACATCGGGAAGATGTCCGTATTTTCGGTATTCGTGTCGCCGAGCCCCATCACGACGGCACTCCACACTGGCACATGCTGATGTTCATGCTGCCGGAAGATGTTGAATATGTTCGCTCCATCGTCCGTAAATACGCATGGAAAGAAGACCGCCACGAACTGAAAAGCGATAAATCCAAAAAAGCACGTTTCCACGCCGAGTCCATTGACCCGGAGAAAGGCAGCGCAACCGGCTATGTTGCTAAATACATTTCAAAAAATATCGACGGTTATGCTCTCGATGGTGAAACCGATGATGAAAGCGGTGAGCTGCTGAAAGAGACAGCCCCCGCCGTTTCAGCATGGGCTGCGCGCTGGCACATCCGTCAGTTTCAGTTTATTGGTGGTGCGCCGGTGACGGTTTACCGTGAGTTGCGTCGCCTCGCTGATACCGAAACCGCGCACGGTCTGAGCGTTGAGTTTGCCGCCGTCCATGATGCCGCCGACGCTGGTGACTGGGCTGGTTATGTTAATGCTCAAGGTGGGCCGTTTGTCCGTCGCGATGATTTACAGGTGCGCACACTGTATGAACCGCGTACCGAGCTTAATCAGTACGGTGAGGAAACGGTATGTATTAAGGGGGTCTACGATTCCTCCATAGGTGCAGGAAGCCCGATTTTAACCCGGCTCACTCAGTGGAAGATTGTTCCGAAGCGTGCTGTTGATTTGGCCGTTGACCTTCAGGACGGCAAAGCCGTCCCTCGGAGTTCTGTCAATAACTGTACGGGAAGCGAAAGCGATCCACCGGAACTCGATTTATCAAAACCCCTGAGTCGACGTGAAAGACGAGAGCTGACAAACCGACTCAGGAAGCAAAAGCCAGCAATACGGCGAAAATTCATCCACGGAACGGATGAGCAAAACGCAGCTATAGCTAAAACTATCGACGAGATACAACTTACAACTGGCATCACAATCAGCCGGGGCGAAGCCCTGCACCTGATGGCCGGTGGTAAAAGTTGTTTTGATGACAAATGGCTACGCGGAACATCAATGGGTGAAATATTTTCCGCTGCGCCATCACATCAGGCTAAAGCCAAGAAAATCCTTAATCGCGTTGCTGCGATGGCTGAAGCAGCAAAAACCAATACCTGAGTAATTCACATCCATATCATGAACATACAGCAATCACCCTGTTCATTTTTTTCTTCCCATCTTTTGCCAATACGTGCTACTGTATAAATATACAGTACACCCTATGGGAGGGATTTCATGGTTGGCGAACATTTCAGCCGAACGCAGCAAAAGTGGGCTTGTGTGCAATTTATTGCCGAGGTATCTCTGATTGCAAACTGCAAACCAGCAGACTTAAAGCTCGCACTCACTCTCATTGCTGACCTTGCAAACAGCGAAAATAACGAAACAGAAGAAAAAATTTTTTATAAGGTTGAATAGAAGCATGATTGAACGACTCTCTTTGCAGGTTTTTTGACAGAAGTTAATAGCTTTTTCGTTAACCAAAGAAAAGACTGATAGTACAAACGACTAGTAGAATCATCACCATGGCAAAAAGATAGTTTATTTAACTGAAATCACTGGATTTTGATGAAGAAATAGACAGTTTTACATAATGTTTGTTGATTCACCGAAGACACGAACCTATAATTCGCGCGCTACCATGCTTATCGTCATTGCTATTTACTGTTATTTGTAAGTATTGACGCTACTAGAGTAGTCAGTTAGTCTCAAAGTAGATGGTTATCCATCTACATAAGATGCATCGCTTTTATGCGAGGTTCATCTAAGGAGGTTTTATGTACAACCCGATTTGCATCGTGAACGAATTTATCGAACGCGCTAAAAAAAACGGGGACAACCTCACCCACATGCAGGCTCAAAAGCTTCTTTATGTTGCTCATGGTTACAGCCTAGCTTTTCTTAACGAGCCTTTGCTTGAAGAACCAGTGTGTGCGTGGAGGTACGGTCCGGTAATTCCATCGGTCTACTATGCGCTGCGCCATAATCGTTCAAACCCGATATCAGAAAAAGCATCATCAACATCGGTAGTACCGGAAAAGATAGACAGTAAAACTGCATCACTTCTGGACATGATTTACGAAACATACGGGAAGCTTTCCGGTGTTCTCTTATCTGAATTTACTCATCGCCCAGGTACTCCATGGTCACAGGCGATAGAAAAACGAGAAAACATCATCAGTGATGCCAGTATCAAAGACTATTATTTGCGTCTAGCAAGACGAGATCCAGTTTGCAACGGATTGTAAAATCAGATTATTATTGACCCCGCTTAAACTGCGGGGTTTTTTATGTCGTCCGATAATGAAACAATCAAAAATCTGATGAAAGAGGCTATACAGAGTCATGTTACTGATCTCTTCAAATCTCTTGATGTAGGCCCTAAACCAAAGCCGACAGAAAGATCCTCTCCCGCCAATGATGACCCCGAAGCAAACCTTTCTGCTGAAGACAAAGCCAAAAAAGAAGAACAGGCTTTTGATTCGCCTACTGATGATGAGCACGAAGAGTTGCAAGGTCTTGCATACTGGAGTCTGGAGCACAGGCGTCGGATAGACTCTCTTACAATTCAAAAAACACAAGAAGAAATTGTACGTATCTCTTGTGAAAACGACGACCTTAGGGCTAAAACAAAGAACAACCATGCAGTTGCCCGTGGCCGTCAAATAGACAACAGACTGCGTTTACAATTAGCTGCTGCAACCTTTAAGTTCATGCAGTATTGGTGTGGTTTTGTCGCTTTCATTGTTGCTTGGTATGTATTCGCCCACTATGGCAAACCTGAAAAAGAAGTCATCATTGCACTACTCGGAACCAGCACAATAAGTATTATTGGTTTAGTTGGTTTTGTAGTTAGCGGTTTATTTAAATCAAAAAAAGATGAATAGCACAGCATACCTAAAACAGGCTAACCCCACTGAAGAAAAACTATTTTTTTGTGCCAGCAGAGTTGAACAACTCGCACCACGGGGCGTTAGTTCTGCCTTTCAAAGTTTCTCGATGTGTTATTGATTACACACCCGTGATGAATGGGACGTTACCTTGGCGGGTTTTATAGTGGCGCTTTGGCAGCACTAAATAAAATTCATTGAAGGCGATAATATGCATCGACTACCGGGCGAGATTCCGCAGCACAAAACTAAAAGCATACAACTTATGGCTATCGTTCATCGTCTGCAGACGATAATGGTCAATGAGAACCTGACTCCAGCAGAGCTAGTCGGGTGTGCAGAAATAGTCAGGGATAATTACGGCAAGCTGGATAATATCAGCAGACCGACACAATACTCACCTCCACCACGTCGGCGATAGCAAACGCCGTCAGCGCTGAAACTCGCTTTCAGTGCTGGCGGGGTTGAACAACGAGCTACGCGAGGCGTTAGTCGAATTTTACAGGCGACAATGGTTGTTTTAATTCTTTATCGTGGAAATGTTTGTAGCGTGGATCCTTACGAGCCTCATCGGAAAATACCGATCGATTATCTTCTATCCTAAGATGGCCCGAGTCTAATAAACGATGTAGGTCTGAAGCAAGTGCAATACCGTTTTCAACACTTGGCGCTCCGCCTGCCGCGTGGCTTAAAATGTGACACGCATCAATCGCAAAGCGAGAGCCCGTAATTGCGCAACATCCCCTCCAATTGGCTAATACGTCCTTTCTGAACCGGCCTTGAGCTTTTCGTATTTTTGTCAGCGAATAACCATCTTCAACATATGAACGCTGCTCGAATGTAGGTGATGGTTCGGTTATCTGGGGTAATTGTTGCAAACCATTCTGGTTAACCTTAAATTCTTCCCAAAGATGCTTACTAACTATTTTACCTTGGCGAGCGCACCAGTTGGTAAAATCTCTCTTTTCGTATTCATCTAAAGACGCCAGCCATTCGCGTAATTCAGAAGTGGCTAAAACATTTTGATGTAATTGACGATTTTGTGGCAGTGGTGCCAACCTCTCTTTTTTCTCGCCTCGCCGGTAAGGGGGAAGTTTCAATGTGTCCTTCATTGAAATCGTGCCAGCTGCGTTGGTTCGGACGCTGAATTGACCAGCATACTCAACTTTTTTAGCAGTTGTGGGAGTTGTTGGCTTTCTGTTATTAGCCATCCAACGCTGTACTTGGTGCAAGACTTCACTAGCTTCCAGCCCCTTACTTATCAATTCTTTGACATATTTTTTAACCTCTTGTTTATTTGGTTGGTATTCGAATAAATACGGTGAAAGCTTTAAAATTTCTTTCATTGAAGTTTTTGTTTCAGCCATAAATCCCCCCATTTTAATTTTCTAAAAATGCACTTAATGTCATTTTTCTCAGCGTGCATTCATGGTGCATGGTTTTGCATGCGAATAATGTCTCATTTTTATGGGTGCGCCACCAGTGCTGGCGCGGATCCAGAGTAATCATGCAACTGCATTAAAACCGCCCCATAAAGCGGGCAGGCGTGGCGGGGAAAGCATTGCGCGCCAGCGGTGGTGCGTATTATTAAAAATTATCGTCTGAGAACGTCGTGACGGCGCTGTAGTGGCCGGGTGTGATCGTGGGCGCGTGGTGCGTCTGTGGCGTGGTGCTAAAGGATGGGATCAGTTGCACAATTTTACGGTTTCGCTTTGGCTAATATCCATATTGAGACTTTATGTTCCCCACAACAGTTGGAGGCTTTAATGGATAACTATCATATTACAAAAGATGGCGATAAGTGGAAGTTGCAAAAAGAGGGCAATGATCGCCCTAGCAAGACCGCGACCACAAAGGCCGAGCTGATTAAAACAACATCTGAGTTTATGTCGAACAAAACAGGCTCGGTCAAAATTCACAAGGAAGATGGGAAAATTCAGGAAGAACGCACTTATCAGAGAAAAGATGATCCTAAAAAGTCTAAAGGCTAACATAGCAAAAGCCGCCAAAATGGCGGCTTAAAAGGTGATTATTCCGGGTTGTCGAGTGTGTACTCTTTGAACCTGATGACCTCCATACCGAGCCAGTCGTTTACCTCCCTGAACCTATCCTGCAGGGGTGACAGCTCATTACGCACAAATACCTTTGCCACCTTCTCAACGTCACCGAGTGAACCGATATTCTCGGGCTTGCCGCCCATGAGCTGGAACGGCACGCGGTGCGCGTCCATCAGGTCGGCGGCGCTGGCTTTCTTAATGTTGAAAAAGTCATCCTTTGTGGCGACCTCGCTCAGTGGCACGATTTTGATGCCGTCCGGTTTTCCGCCGGGGGCGTAGAAAAACAGGTTCTTAAAGTTGCCGAGTCCCTTCGAGTTACGCATCGCCTCGCGCAGCGATTCGACGTCGGTCGCACTTTGCGCCGGGTCAGTCACATACATGATGTAGCCTGCGTGCGCGCCGTTCTGATAATACTTGCGGCGGAACAGCGTCGCGGATTCATTCAGCCAAGCGGAATTAAGCGCGCTGAGATATTCCGGCAGACCGTAAATCTCCTGATTAATGTCGGGCTCCAGCAGGTGAAACACGGTATCAGGCGCGAACTCGTGCGGCTGGGTGAAGTTTTCCACAAACCAGAAAATCGAATCGTCGACTCCGCGTCGGGTGTATTTGGCTGGCGAGGCCAGCAGTTTGATTAACTGGCCGGTGACGCTGTGGCGCTGCTCAAGAAAGGCGTTACCGAATACCAGATAATCGAGCGCAAAGCGGCTGAAATCCTGACGGGATAACAACGGGTGCGGAATGTAGGTGCTCGCGAGCACGTTACGCTTAACATAAATTGGCGAGCTGTGATGCACGGCAGAGCGCAGGCTCTTTGCCAGCCCTGAGAAGCTGACCGGCGGCTCGTACCATTTGCCGTTACTGATGCACTCGACGTAATCCAGAATGTCGCGCTTATCGAGTACCGGCACCGGCTCGCCGAAGGTGAACGCTGTCGTTTTTGGCGGTGCGCTGGCGGTCAGTTGTTGTGGTTTGCTGGCCTTTTGTGCGTTGGCTTTACGGGATTTTTGTTTACCCATTTTAGTTGAACTCCAGAATAGATTTAGGCTGCATGCCGCTACCGGCAGAAAGCGGTTCGTTTAACAGGGCGTGCATGGTCGCCCATGCGATATCGGCGTGGCTGGCTTCCTCGGTGCGGCTGGCCTCATAGGTAGCGCTGCGCCCGCTGCTGGTCATGGTTTTGCGGATGGACATAAACGACTGCGTGACGTCGGTTGCTCCGGCGTCGTACTCCAGACAGCCACGGCGAATGGTGTCTTTCGCCTTGAGTACCATTGCGGTTTTCATTTCAGGTGTGTAACGGATGCCGCGTGCCGCCGGGTAAAATGAGCGCACCAGCTGGAACACGCCGAGACCGAGGCCGGTTGCGTCAATGCCGATGTATTCGACGTTGTATTTCTCGGTCAGCTTGCGGATGCCCTCTGCCTGTGCTGCAAAATCCATACCCTTCCACTGGTGGCGCTCCAGCATGCGGAACTTGCCACCAGAGACCACCGGCGGCGCGAGCACGACGCACCCGGCACTGTCGCCGGTGTGTGACGGGTCGTAGCCTATCCAGACAGGACGAGAGCCGAACGGATGGTCGGCGAACGGGGCAAAGTCCTCCCATTCCTCCATCACATCGACCATGCAGCGCTGCAGCTCCTCGAACGGGAATACCGACGCTTTATCGTCGACAAACTCGCACATAAACAGGTTCTTAAAGTCCTCATCACTGTTTTCGCGTTTGAGCTGGTCGAGGTCGAACAGGGTGCAGCCACCCGCAAGGGCGTCCTCAATGGTGACAATCTGCCGCCACTGGCCATCGTCGCAGAGCTGGCCACCGGCGAGCGCGCTGTGACTGATGTCGATTTCGATGCGGTCGGCAATCCGGCTGCGCCCCTTGTTGAACAGCTCGCCAGACCAGAAGGGGTAAGCGCCGTGCGCCAGCGTGGAAGGTGTCGAAAAATAGGTCGAGCGCAGGTGCTTTTGCGAGGCCATGCCCGAGGCGACTTTGCGCAGTTTCTGAAAATTCGGGATCCAGAATATTTCATCGACATACAGATCGCCGTTATGGCTCTGCGCGGTGTTGGAATTGGTACCGAGAAAAATCAGTTTTGCGCCGTTGTTACCGATGACAATCGGGTCGCCAGTCAGGTCAACGTCGACCAGTCGCGCAAACTGGATGATGTATTCGCGGAACACGTAAGCCTGCGTTTTACTGGCTGATAAAAATATCTGGTTATGGCCGGTTTTGAGTGCGCGCAGCAGTGCCTCGCGGGAGAAATAGAATGTCGCGCCAATCTGGCGGGATTTGAGAATGTCACGAATACGGTGCTCCAGTCCTGCGCGGTACCACTGCAACTGGTACTCGAAAGACTGGTCGAAAAATAATTCCTCTAGTTTATCGATAGCCTCGTCGCTGAAAAAATTCTTTTTCGGCTTTTTGCGCTCCCCTTTGTTGCGGTTGGCGACGTTGGGGTTAAGGTCGGCTTCGTTGCCGGTCTGGCTGTAGCGGTTGACTCGCGCCAACCGTTCAATCTGCCGTCCGAGCAGGTCAATCTCTTTGAAATCACCCCCTGTCTTTTGCGGCTTGGCGATGAGCTGAATCAGCCTAGCCTCAAGGCTGCTTTCAACGCGGGAAATCGGCGCGATGCCGTCCCAGCCGTCGCGCTGCTTCCAGCTCTGCACGGTCGGGCGCTTGACCTGCAGCATTTCGGCAATCTGTGGCACGGAAAAACCCTGCCAGTAAAGCAGCGATGCCTGCCGTCGCGGGTCATGCAACAAGGTTGTATCGGTGGAAATGGTCATTGATGCCTCGCCGTAGTGGATTCAGGGCAAGGCTACTTAATGGCCGTCAGTGATTCGCTAAGGTGCTGTTGTGTGGGCGGTTGTCCAGTCGTCATTGGTGGTCTGGCGTGTCCTGAGTCTGGAAACTGGCGGTGACCAGTAACCTCAACCTCAGGACTCCTGACAATGGCAAAAAAAGTCTCAAAATTCTTTCGCATCGGTGTCGAGGGTGACACCTGCGACGGCCGCATTATCAGCGGCAACGATATTCAGGAAATGGCCGAATCGTTTGACCCTCGCGTCTACGGTTGCCGCATTAACCTTGAGCATATTCGCGGTCTCTTTCCTGATGGCGACTTCAAACGCTTAGGCGATGTGGTTGAACTGAAAGCTGAAATAATTGACGACGATTCTGCGCTTAACGGCAAATGGGCGTTGTTCGCCAGAATCACCCCAACCGACGACCTGATTGCGATGAATAAAAAATTGCAGAAGGTCTACACCTCAATGGAAATTCAGCCGAATTTTGCCAATACCGGCAAATGCTACCTCGTCGGCCTTGCTGTCACCGATGACCCGGCGAGCCTCGGCACTGAATACCTCGAATTCTGCCGCAACGCGAAGCACAACCCTCTGCAGCGCTTTAAGGCCAACCCTGAAAACGTCTTTTCCGCTGCCACGCTGGCCGAATTGGAATTTGAAGACGTTCCCGATACGGTGCTAAACAGCCTGGCAGATAAGGTGAAAGCCATTTTCAGCCGTAAGCAGGTCAGCGACGATGCGCGCCTGAATGATGTGCATGAAGCGGTGACCACCGTCAGCGAGCATGTGCAGACCAACCTCACTGCGCAGGATAAGCGTCTTTCCGCTATGGAAGCCGCGCTTACCACCTTTAAACAGGAACTGACCGGCAAGATTGAAGAAACCAGCCAGGCATTTTCCGCCCTGAAAGCCACCCTCGACAAAACCGAAAGTTTCAGCCAGCCGCGACGCACGAAAGCCAGCGGCGGCGGTGGCGATGAGCTGCTGACCGACTGCTGATAAACCGCAGACCAGAAACCGGGCGGTAACTCCGCCCGATGCAGTGACTAACCGATAAATTCAAACAGGAAATACTATGCGCCCGGAAACCCGTTTTAAGTTCAATGCCTATCTGACCCGCGTCGCTGAGCTGAACGGCATCAGCACTGATGACGTCAGTAAAAAATTCACCGTCGAGCCGTCCGTCACGCAAACGCTGATGAACAAAGTGCAGGAGTCATCCGCGTTTCTGCAGACGATTAACATTCTGCCGGTCGCAGAAATGAAGGGTGAGAAAATCGGCGTCGGTGTGACCGGTACTATCGCCAGCACGACCGACACCTCGGGCGATGATGAGCGTAAGACCGCAGACTTCACCGCGCTTGAGTCCAACAAGTACGAGTGCGACCAGATTAACTTTGACTTCCATCTGAAATATAAAACCCTCGACCTGTGGGCGCGTTTTCAGGACTTTCAGCGCCGCATCCGTGACGCCATTGTTAAGCGTCAGGCGCTCGATTTCATCATGGCCGGTTTTAACGGTACCACCCGCGCCGCCACCTCTGACCGCACCAAAAATCCGATGCTGCAGGATGTAGCCGTCGGCTGGCTGCAGAAATACCGCAACGAAGCCCCGACGCGTGTGATGAGCAATATCACCGATGCTGACGGTAAGGTCGTTTCGGCAGTGATTCGCGTCGGTAAAAACGGCGACTATGAGAACCTCGACGCGCTGGTGATGGATGCTACCAACAACCTGATTGACGAGGTTTATCAGGATGACCCGAAACTCGTTGCCATCGTTGGCCGTAAGCTGCTGGCCGACAAATATTTCCCGCTGGTGAACAAGCCGCAAGAAAACAGCGAAGCGCTCGCGGCAGATATCATCATCAGCCAGAAGCGAATCGGCAACCTGCCTGCTGTGCGTGTACCGTACTTCCCGGCGAATGCCGTGTTAGTGACAACGCTGGAAAACCTCTCTATCTATTTCATGGATGAGAGCCACCGCCGCAGCATTGATGAAAACCCGAAAAAAGACCGCGTGGAAAACTACGAGTCAATGAATATCGACTATGTGGTCGAGGCGTATGCCGCCGGGTGTCTGCTGGAAAACATCACCCTGGGCGATTTCACCGCACCTGCAGCACCGGAAAGCGGAGAGTAAGCCCATGACGAGCCCCGCACAGCGTCACATGATGCGGGTCTCGGCCTCTCAAGCCGCGCAGCGGGAACAAGCCCCGCTGCGCCATGCAACCGCCTACGAGCAGATGCTGGTAAAGCTGGCCGATGACCGCCGCACGTTGAAAACCATCCGTTCAAACGAACTGAAAGCCGCGAAAAAGCGTGAGCTGCTGCCGTTCTATGCGCCGTGGGTCGCCGGTGTGCTGGCTGATGGCCGTGGTGCGCAGGATGACATTCTGATGACCGTCATGCTGTGGCGTCTCGATGCCGGTGATATCGCTGGCGCGCTGGAAATTGCGCCATACGCGCTGAAGTACGGCCTCACCTCTGACTATCGCCGCACGACACCTTACATGCTGATTGAGGAGGTGGCGCTTGCCGCGCTGCGCCTGCGCGATGCCGGTGAGCCTGTCGACCTCGCATTACTGCTGACCACCCTTAGCCTGACCGACGGCGCTGACGTTCCCGATATGGTGCGCGCTCGACTGCATAAGGTGACCGGTCTAACCCTGCGCGATGCCGGTCAGAGCGCCGAAGCGCTGGCACAGTTTCAGCGCGCGATGCAGCTCGACCGCAATGCCGGTGTGCGCAAAGAGATTGAGCGACTGGAGCGCGCATTGAAGCCAAAGCCAGAGGCAGCATCCCGTAAAACGACTAAACCGCGCACGCGCAAACCTGCCAACAAACCGGCGGCAAAGCGCGGGCGTCCACCAAAGGCGGTAAAAACCGCCGGTTAACTGAACGCTCCCCGAGCCGGGCGGCACGCCGGTCAAAGCGGGTTTTGACCCTGACGGCGACCGGCGTCCACCGCCCAACCTAATGAGGTTGTCATGACGACAGTAATACTGAATCAGCCCGACGAACCGCAGGACGTACCGGGCGTGGTGATTCCCGCACCGGAGACGGGCGACGCAGTGATTAAAAACACGTTCTTTTTCCCTGATGTGGATCCGAAGCGGGTGCGCGAACTGATGCGCCTTGAGCAGACGGTTTCCGATGCGCGCCTGCGCAACGCCATCAAGACCGGTATAGCGGAAACCAATGCGGAGCTTTACGACTACCGGCTGCGCCAGATTGCCGCAGGGTTTAAGACACTGGCCGACGTGCCTGACGCCGAGGAAATCGACGGCGAGAATGTGCGCGTTTTCCACTACCTCAGCGCCGTGACGGCGATGGCGACCGCCACCCTGTATGAGCGTTATCGCGGGGTTGAGGCCACCGGCAAGGGTGACAAAAAAGCCGACAGCGTCGAAACCACCATTGATGACCTGTGGCGGGATATGCGCTGGTCGGTCTCGCGCCTGCAGGATAAGCCGCGCTGCATCGTGGGTCAGCTCTGATGAAAGTCTACGCGATGCAGGGCGACATCATCGACGCGCTTTGCGCCCGGTATTACGGGCGCACTGAGGGCGTGGTCGAGGCGGTGCTGCAGGCTAATCCCGGTCTGTCTGAGCTGGGCGTCATTCTGCCGCATGGCACGGCAATTGACCTGCCCGACGTGGCATCGTCACCCGTAACAGAAACTATCAACCTTTGGGAGTAAACCATGACAGAAGGGGAAAAAGGCGTCCTATCACTGTTTGTGATTGGCGTGATGATTGTTGTCGGAAAAGTGCTGGCGGGTGGTGAGCCCATTACCCCGCGCCTGTTTATCGGCCGCATGCTGCTCGGCGGTTTTGTTTCAATGGTCGCCGGTGTTGTTCTGGTGCAGTTTCCAGATATGTCACTGCCTGCCGTTTGTGGGATTGGATCCATGCTCGGCATTGCAGGTTATCAGGTGGTGGAAATCGCCATTCAGCGCCGCTTTAAGTCACAACAGGGGGATAGCGATGCCGGTCATTAATACTCACCAGAATATCGCCGCGTTTCTGGACATGCTGGCCTATTCCGAAGGGACGGCGATGCATCCGCTGACGAAAAATCGTGGTTACGACGTCATTGTCACTGGCATTGATGGCAAGCCGGAAATTTTCACCGACTACACCGACCACCCTTTCGCACATGGCAGACCAGCGAAAGTGTTTAATCGACGCGGCGAAAAATCCACGGCATCAGGGCGTTACCAGCAGCTTTATCTCTACTGGCCGCACTATCAGAAACAGCTCGCATTGCCTGATTTCAGCCCGTTGTCGCAGGACAAACTTGCGATTCAGTTAATCCGGGAGCGCGGTGCCATTGAGGATATTAAAGCGGGGCGTATTGAGCGAGCAATTTCACGTTGCCGCAATATATGGGCGTCGCTGCCGGGTGCAGGTTACGGCCAGCGTGAGCACAGCCTCGACAAACTGGTCACTGTGTGGCGCACGGCTGGCGGGGTGATGGCATGAAAATCCTGATAACGCTGCTGGTGCTGGCCGTGCTCGGGCTGCTGTGGTTGCGCCATGAGAACGGCAATTTATCCCGCTCCTTTGAGACGGCAAACCGCGTCGCAAGCGAACAAAAGACGACGATTGGCATGCTGAAAAATCAGCTCAGTGTTACCGGTCAGCTTGCCAGACGTAATGAATCTGCGCAGGTGGCACTGCGTGAACAGCTCGCAAAGGCCAGCGAGGAAGCCAGCCGCCGCGAGCAATCAATAACGAGGTTACTTAATGAAAATGAAGCCTTTCGCCGCTGGTATAACGCTGCTTTACCTGATGTTGTGCGTCGGTTGCACATCCGCACCGCCTGCGCCAGCGCCGGTGATTGTGGTCAACGGATGCCCGAGAGTGAGCCTTTGCCCGATGCCGGGAAGTGACCCGAAAACCAATGGTGACCTGAGCGCAGATATCCGCCGCCTTGAGGGCGCGCTGATCGCCTGCGCGCTACAGGTCAAAACCGTCAAACACTGTCAGGATGAACTCGATGCAGAAGCACAAAAGCCTGCGCAAAGCGCTGATTAACGCCGTGCCGCAGCTCCGAAACAACCCCGATATGCTGCGCCTTTTTGCCGACAACGGCCATACCGATTCCAGACTGGCGAGCTCGCTGTCGTTTGAAAAGGTGTACGTGCTTAACGTGGTGGTGACCGACTTCACCGGTGACCTTGATTTGATATTCGTGCCGGTGCAGGCGTGGCTGCGTGAACATCAGCCGGACATTATGACCACCGACGACGGGCGGGAAAAAGGATTCACCTGGATTATTGATATCAATAACGACGATTCGCTCGATATCAGTATCAGCCTGAGGCTCACCGAGCGCACGCTCGTCAAAGAGGTCGACGGCGCGCTGCATGTCAGCTATGCCCCTGAGCCGCCGCTGCCTGAGCCGGTGACGCGCCCGGTCGAGCTGTACGTTAACGGCGAACTGGTGAGTAAATGGGATGAGTGAGTTAACTGCACTGCAGGAACGCCTTGCCGGTCTGATTGCCAGCCTGTCACCGGCGGCGCGTCGGCAAATGGCGGCTGAGATTGCGAAAAAGCTGCGTACCAGTCAGCAACAGCGTATCAAGCGCCAGCAGGCACCAGACGGCACCCCGTATGCGGCACGAAAGCGCCAGCCGGTGAGGAGCAAGAAAGGTCGGATTAAACGTGAAATGTTCGCCAAACTGCGCACCAGTCGCTTTATGAAAGCCAAAGGCAGCGACAGTGCGGCGGTGGTGGAGTTTACCGGCAAGGTGCAGCGCATGGCGCGGGTGCATCAGTACGGGCTCAAAGACAGACCAAACCGCAACAGCCGGGATGTGCAGTACGAGGCGCGCCCGTTACTCGGTTTCACCCGCGACGATGAGCAGATGATTGAAGACGTCATTATCAGGCATCTCGGCAAATAAATATTGTGTGAACCACCACCGAAGCCGCGCGAATTGGCGCGACTCCAGACCAGAGGCATCCTTGCACTATGAATACGTTATCCACGATACAGGAGCTCGCGCGCGCGATTCGCAACCTCATCCGCTCAGGTGTGGTGACTGAGGTTGATACCGTGCAGGGGCTGTGCCGCGTACAAAGCGGCGGGATCCAGACTACATGGCTGAACTGGCTGACCACCCGCGCCGGTCGTTCGCGGACGTGGTGGGCTCCCTCGGTCGGTGAGCAGGTTCTGCTGCTGGCAATCGGTGGCGAGCTTGATACCGCTTTCGTGCTGCCTGGAATTTTCTCCGACGATAACCCCGCCCCCTCTGCCTCGGCGGATGCGTGGCAGGTGGTTTTCCCTGATGGTGCGGTCATTGAGTACGAGCCCGAGACCAGTGCGCTGACGGTCAGCGGCATCAAAACGGCCGACGTGACGGCATCGGGATCCATCACCGCAACCGTGCCGCTGGTACTGGTGAAAGCCTCAACCAGTATCACCCTCGACACCCCCGAGGTGATTTGCACCAACAAGCTGACGACAGCGACGCTTGAGGTGCAAAAGGGCGGAACGATGAAAGGCAACATCGAGCATACAGGCGGGTCACTGTCATCTAATGACAAGGTGCTCCACACCCATAAACACCCCGGCGACAGCGGCGGGCAAACGGGGGCTCCGTTATGACGGCGCGCTATCAGGGTATGAACCGAAATACCGGCCTCGGCATCAGCGACACTGAGCACATCAGCCAGAGCATGCGCGACATACTGCTGACGCCGGTCGGCTCGCGGGTAATGCGCCGTGAATATGGCTCGCTTCTGTCGGCGCTGATTGATATGCCGCAAAACCCGGCACTCAGGCTGCAAATTATGGTGGCGTGCTATTCGGCTATCCAGAAGTGGGAGCCGCGCATCAGGCTTACCGCCATCAGCTTTGAGACCGGCGACGCTGGCGAAATGTATGTCGATATTACCGGGATGCGCACCGATACCGGTGCGTCAGTTTCAACCACTGTTTCACTGAGTTAAATCACTATGGCAACCGTTGACCTGAGTCAGTTACCCGTTCCCGATGTGGTTGAGGAACTGGACTATGAAACCATCCTTGCGGAACGCAAAGCGACGCTGATATCGCTCTATCCAGAAGACCAGCAGGACGCTGTCGCCCGCGTGCTCGCGCTGGAGTCCGACCCGATTGTTAAGTTGCTGCAGGAAAACGCCTACCGTGAAGTTATCTGGCGTCAGCGGGTGAACGAAGCCGCGCAGGCGGTGACGCTGGCCTACTCCGCCGGTAACGACCTCGACGTCGTAGCCGGGAACAATAATACCGAACGCCTGACCATCACCCCGGCGGATGACACCACCATCCCGCCGACACCTGCCGTTATGGAGTCTGATACCGACCTGCGACTGCGCACGCAACAGGCGTTTGAGGGATTGAGCGTGGCGGGTCCGGTCGGTGCATATGAGTATCACGGTCGCAGCGCCGACGGGCGGGTCGCTGACGTTTCGGTCGCCAGCCCGTCGCCAGCCTGCGTGACGATTACCGTGCTATCGCGTGAGGGTGACGGCACTGCCAGCCCTGAGCTACTGGCGATTGTTGATAAAGCGCTGAACGCCGAAGATGTGCGCCCGGTGGCTGACCGGGTGACCGTCCAGTCAGCCGAGATTGTGCCGTACCAGATTGACGCGACGATCTACGTTTACCCCGGCCCCGAATCTGAACCCATCAGGCAGGCGTCAGAGCAGAAGCTGCAGAGCTACATCAGCGCGCAGCACCGCCTCGGGCGTGATATCCGTCTGTCAGCCATTTATGCGGCGCTGCATGTTGAGGGGGTGCAGCGTGTCGAGCTGACATCACCGCAGGCCGACATAGTGCTGAGTAAGTCGCAGGCGTCGAACTGTACCGAGTACCAGATAACTATCGGGGGCTCGGATGAATGACCGGCTATTACCCGTTGGCTCGTCGCCGCTGGAAGTCGCCGCCGCCGCTGCGTTCTCTGAGATTCAGCGCGTGCCGGTACCGCTGCGCACCCTGTGGAACTGGCGCACCTGCCCGGTAAAGCTGCTGCCGTATCTGGCGTGGGCGCTGTCGGTCGACAGATGGGATGAGAAATGGCCGGAGGCGACAAAGCGCAGCGTCTGCGCGTCCTCGTTTTTCGTCCATCAGCACAAAGGCACCATCAGCGCATTGCGTCGGGTCGTCGAGCCGCTCGGCTTTCTGATTGAGGTGCGCGAGTGGTGGCAACTCGACGAGGAGCCAGGCACATTCCGCCTCGTTGTTGGCGTCCTCGACAGCGGCATCACTGACGAAATGTATCAGGAGCTTGAGCGCCTGATTGAAGACGCCAAACCGGCAAGTCGCCACCTGACCGGGCTGGCTATCAGTCTGAGCTCGACCGGCGAACTGTATGTCGGCGCGGGATGCTATCACGGCGACGCGCTGACTGTTTACCCCTACACCCCCGAGGAGATTGTCGTCGGCGGTGAATATTACCCGGCCTCGGCCATCCATTTGATTGATAACCTGAGAGTGAACGCATGACCGCAAAATATTTTGCCATTCTGACCAATCAGGGCGCGGCGCGGCTGGCGAACGCGGCGGCACTCGGTACCAAACTCAACCTGACGCAGATGGCCGTCGGTGATGCGAATGGTACGTTGCCGACCCCTGACCCGTCGCAGACGAAGCTCATTAACCAGAAACGCATCGCGCCGCTGAACCTGCTGACCGTTGACCCGGCCAATACCAGTCAGATTATCGCGGAACAGATTATTCCCGAGAATGAAGGTGGTTTCTGGATCCGCGAGATTGGTCTCTATGACGATGATGGTATTCTGATTGCCGTGGCGAACTGTCCGGAGACCTACAAGCCACAACTGCAGGAGGGAAGCGGTCGCACGCAGACCATTCGCATGATTCTGGTTGTGTCGAGCACATCGGCAATCACCCTGAAAATCGACCCGGCAGTCGTGCTGGCAACGCGCCAGTATGTCGACGACAAGATTATCGAGGTGAAAGGATATGCTGATGACCTGATGAAAAAACATGTTGAGGCCGCCAATCCACACAAGCAGTACCCGTTAATCGCTAATGCTCTGAAAGAAATGGTTGACGCGGGACTGGCCGGCGACGTTCTTAAAAACCTTCGTTTGGGAGCGGGTGCACCTGCCATCGGTATTCCGTTCTTCTGGCCATCCTCGGCGATGCCTAATACTGTTATGACAGAATGGGCCGATATGGTGTTTTTGAAGTTCAACGGGGCGACATTCTCAGCGGCTACTTACCCGAAACTGGCACTGGTAATCCCCAGCCTGACGCTACCAGATGCTCGCGGTGAGTTTCCGCGCATCTGGGATGACGGGCGAGGCGTTGATAGTGGGCGGGCGCTTTTATCTACTCAGGGTGATGCAGTGCAACGAATGACGGGTTCATTGTCGCAAATGGTGTATTCAATTGCTCAACAAGCATCCGATATAAATGGCGTATTTAGTGCGACATCAGGCACACCTAATATTGTGCAGGCGTACTCATCAGCTGGCGCATTACGCTATATGAATGTTAGCTTTGATACACAAAATGTCGTGAGAACATCAACAGAAACTCGCTCCCGCAATATCGCGTTTAACTTCCTCGTAAGGGCGAAATAATGAAACCTGTATTTGATGAAAATGGGCTGGCTAGAGTGCCGGGTGATATGCGTTGTTTTTATTATAATGCAGTAACGTATGAATATACCGGCTGGTCTGATGAATATATTAATACTGGCGTAAGTATGCCCGCCTGTTCCACTGGTATTGACCCGGGCGAAAACATTCCGGGAAAAGTGGCAGTATTTACAGGTAAGGGATGGAGCCATGAAGAGGACCATCGCAATGAGACTGTTTACTCAATCGAAAATGGCGCAGCTGTTACAGTGGATTATATCGGTGACATCAAAAACGGTTATGTCACGCTTTCACCGTTAACGCCATATGATAAATGGGATGGTGAGAAATGGGTGACAGATTCTGAGGCACAACACGGTGCCGCAGTAGAAGCAGCAGAAGCACAGCGCCAGTCGCTGATTGATACTGCAATGGCTTCCATCAGTCTGATTCAACTGAAATTGCAGGCCGGACGTAAACTGACGCAGGCAGAAACCACCCGACTTAACGCTGTGCTGGATTACATTGACGCGGTGACGGCAACAGATACCAGCACCGCGCCGGATGTCATCTGGCCTGAACTGCCGGAGGCGTAG